GTTGTGTATCGTGTCAATGCGAAACCAGTTGTGGGGGTAACCACCTGATGGGGCTAAAAGTTCAATTTCAAACCAAAAAAAACACTCTTTTTTAGTTAACTTCTTAAAAACCAATCAATTAAACTTTAGGGGTCAAGCATACCCCATCGTTGGGGTCAAGGATAGGGCTAAGGACAAAGACAAAGACTATATATAGTATTATTAATAATTTATATATATTTGTACCATATTTGTACCTTTTATAGTTAAGTGTCTAATAATCAATGTACTTCACTTTCTTATCAGAAAGTAAACCTAATAAATTATTTGTGTATGGCTAAAATGCTACCAACAGAAATAAAAAAGCAAAGAGGAACTTTGCGTAAAGATCGGACAAACGCTAACGAGCCTAAGTTGCTAAGTGTAAATCTTCCAACACCTACTTGGCTTTCTGAAGATGGACAAAAAGCATTTGTAGAGTTAAGTACTTTGCTACACGATATGTCTGTGCTTACTCAAGCAGATGAATTAGCTTTAACACTTCTTTGTGATGCTTACAGCGAATATAAAAGTGCTAAAGAGATTGTAAATTCTTTAGGTGCAACTGTTGAAATTTTATCTAGGGAAGGTAATTCCAAGCCAACTATAAGGCCAGAGATTCAGATAGCCAATCAGGCATTTGTAAGGGTCTTTCAATTGCTAAAAGAATTTGGTTTGACACCATCGAGTAGGGCAAAAGTAAATGCTATGGAGCAAGTGGCAGGAACACCTGATGTTAAAATAGAAAACTTCTTCCACGGTGGCGAATAACTTACACAGAATTGATAAGAACAGATATTACTTTGATGAGGTATCTGCTAAAAGAGCAACCGACTTTATAGAAACTTTTTGTCAACACACTAAGGGAGAATTAGCAGGTCAAAAATTTATACTAGAACCTTGGCAAGTAGAAATTATACAAGGCATATTTGGTTGGAAATCTAAAGAAACTAAACTAAGAAAATTCAGACAATGTTTTATTTTTATTCCTAGAAAGAATGGTAAGACAACGATGATGGTAGGCATTGCACTTTATATGCTTTTTTCTGATGGAGAGAAAGGAGCAGAAATTGTGAGTGCGGCCGCAGACAAGGAACAAGCCAGGTTGAGTTTTAGTATAGCAAAGCAAATGGTTTTGCAAGAGCCAAACTTAATAAAACGAGCAGGTACATTTAGAGACTCTATCACTTACGATAAGGTGGGGTCGTACTACAAAGTTATCTCAGCAGATGCAGATACAAAACACGGTTTAAATTTATCGTGCTGTTTGCTTGATGAGATTCACTCGCACAAAAATCGTGACTTGTACGATGTTTTACTTACATCTATGGGAGCAAGGAAAGAACCACTTATGCTTGGTATTACTACAGCAGGAGCAGGTAATCAGAAAGACCATATCTCACGAGAACTTTACGACTATAGCAAAAAACTTATTGAAGGTTCTATTGAGGATGATTCGTTTTTAGGAGTTGTTTACGAGGCTGCCGAAGATGATGATATTTACACAGAAGAAGTTTGGCAAAAAGCTAATCCTGGTTATGGCTCTATCATCAAAAAAGAGTATATGAAACAACAGGCTGTCAAAGCAAAAAACGAGCCTTCATACGAAAACACCTTTCGTAGACTTCATATAAATCAATGGGTTACAAACAGTTCGAGATTTATATCTGATATTCAATGGATGGGTTGTTCAGATGAGGTAGATTTAGATTCCTTAAAAGGCAAAGTTTGTTATGCAGGTTTAGATTTAGCTAGTACAAGAGATATTACTTGCCTAGCTTTATTGTTTCCTGATGAAGAAGAAGGCTATGACCTTATTAATTTTAATTTTATTCCTGAAGATAACGCAAAGAAAAGGTCTCTTAGTGATAAAGTAAACTATGATAAGTGGGAAAGAGAGGGATATGTTTATTACACACCAGGAGATGTTTGTGATTATAATTATATAAAGCAAAAGATTATAGAACTTAGTGAACTATATGATATTCAAATAGTTGCATATGACCGTTGGAATGCCTCACAATTAATAATTGATTTAACAGAAGATGGTTGTCCTTGTATTCCTGTAGGTCAAGGATATAAAACTATGTCACCTGCTACTAAAGAATTTGAAGGATTAGTATTAAGTGGAAAGTTACGACACGGTGGTGATCCTGTACTTAGATGGATGATGTCTAATGTAGTGTTAACACACGATGCGGCAGCTAATGTTAAACCCGATAAGAGCCGTAGTAATGAAAAAATTGATGGGATTGTAGCAACAATAATGGCTTTATCAGAAGCAATGCAAAACAAAAATTCAGGCGGATCAGCCTATGATGACAAAGAAATATTTTTCTTGTAAAGAACAAATTGTAAATGACCAGTACGATGTCATTCGTGAGATAGCAATCAATGTCTTACGCACTAATAATGACCTTCACTTTTTAGATGACCTAGTTCAAGAAATTTGCGTAATACTTTTAACGCAAGAGAACGAATCGATAATGACAATTTATGAGCAAGGTCACTTTAAATTTTATGTTGCTAGAATAATTACTAATCAAGTTTTATCATCTAGTTCACCCTTTCACAAGAAGTACAGACAAAAAATATTTGATTTACCAATCATAGATGAAGAGTATAATCCTTTAGCAGACAAAATTTGGGTTGATTTACATCACCTTTTAACTAAAAAGGAAAAAGAATTAGTCAATTTAAGGTTTGTTTATAAGCTAAAAGTAAGGGAAATAGCACAAATTAAAGGTGTTTCTACTCGATTAGTGTACAAAAGATTAGACAAAATTAAAAAATATTTGCAAAAAAAGTACAAATAAAGGTTCACATAAAGTGATTTTATATATATGTATATGGGTAAAGTACATTAAACTTATAGGGATTTGGCAGGAATTTTAGATTTTTTTAAAAGAAAACCACAAGGCACACCGCAAGAGGAACGCTATTATGGTTCAGGGCTTTATAGCCCAACTTTAGTAGGTAACGCTTCAGGTCAACCTGTAGATAAAAATAGAGCTTTACAACTTTCAACAGTTTGGAGTTGTGTAAGAGTAATATCTGAAACCATTGCTTCTCTACCAATCTCGTTATACGAAAAAGACTCTAGCAGTAAAAGATTTATTCTTTTTGACAACCCACTACACTCGCTAGTAGGTGAGCAACCTTCCACACTTTACAACTCCTTTAGTTTCTTTGAAAAAGCCCTTGTAGACCTTTGTCTTGATGGTAATTTCTTTGCTTATATAGAAAGAAACAATGGAGGCTTACCTACACAAATTATCCCTATTCAATGCGAAGATGTAAGCGTCTATGTATCGCCAGATGGTAGAGAAGTTTATTATGATATAGATCAAAACGAGACTATACCTTACCCAATTACAGGTAGAGTAACATCTGAAAATATGCTTCACATCAAAGGTTTGTCTTGCGATGGTATTATGGGTAAATCACCTATACAATCAGCGGCAAATTCTTTAGGAGTATCTTTATCTATAGAACAATTTGCAGGATCATTCTTTAAGAACGGAGCATCAATTGGTGGTATCCTTAAACATCCTGGTACACTTAAACCAGAAACAGCTAAGAGACTTAGAGCAAGTTGGAATCAAACATATAGTGGCACAATAAACGCAGGTAAAACAGCAATTTTAGAAGAAGGAATGGATTTTGCCCCTCGACAAATTCCCAACAACCAGGCACAGTTCCTTGAGACGAGACAATACCAAGTAAGTGATATTTGTCGTACTTTCAGAGTACCAAATCACTTAGTTAATGACTTACAAAACGCTACTTACTCAAACATTGAGGCACAGCAAATTGATTTTGTAGTTCACACAATAACACCTTGGATAAAAAGAATTGAAAGTGCATTAAATCAAAAACTAATACCATTCAACAAGAAAGGTACACAATACTTTAAATTTAATGTAACAGCCCTTTTAAGGGGTGATTCTAAATCTAGAGCAGACTACTACCGAACTTTAGTAAACATCGGTGTAATGTCACCTGATGAGGTTAGAACCTTTGAGGATATGAACTCTATGGGCGGTGAAAGTGAAAAAGTATATATGCAAAGTAATATGATGCCTTTAGATAAGTTAGGCGAATCAACTAAAAGAGAAATATAATTATTATGAGTTTAAATCAAATTAAATTACAAGCAACCGAAGCGAATGAAGTAGATAATGGCGGATCAGTAGCATCAGATGTAACATTTTCTACACCTACTCTTTTATTCATAGGAGTTGCAGGTAATGTAAAAGTTAAGTGTTCAGGTGGTGGTGACAACATTATCTTTAAAAACCTACCCGCAGGAAGCATTTTACCTGTTAAAGTAGACAAAATTTATACTGCTAGTACAACCGCACAAGATGTTGTAGCTTTAAGCTAATATGATAATAGCTATACAAAATACAATCGGAGCAATTCGAAGTTTTTTAGGTACTGTGATGTCTGGTTTAAAGATGTGGCTACCATTTAGTTCTAGCCAACAATTAGGAGAGGAGTTAGTTGTTAATGGAGATTTTGCTACTGATTCTGATTGGTCTGTTGGAACTGGTTGGAATATAGATATTTCAAATAATAAAGCTACACATACAAGTTCGGGGGGTATAATTAAACAAACTTTTTCTAATTTAATTGTTGGTAGAACATATACAGCTAGTGTAACACTTAATTCTGTTGGAGATGCATCATTATCTAATACATCATTTCAAATAAGAAATAATGCTGATAGCAATAGTGTGGCTCAACTTTTAAGTCAAAATGGAGGTATATTACCAAATACAATAAATTATTTAAGTCTTAACTTTACTGCAACTGAAGTAAATAATCTTATAAGAATTTTTTCAGCAGATAATATATTTGTAACTAATTTTTCCGTAAAAGAAGTAGGTCAATTCTCTTTAGACGAAACTACCAACAACAACAATGCTAAATTGTTTACAGGTACTTGCCTTGATTTTGATGGCACGAATGATTATGTAGATTTTGGAGACTTGGGTGCGGGTAATAATAAAACTCTAGCTTATTGGTTTAATTCTGATTTAGATATAACACCATCATCTTCCCTAGTAAGATTTGCTGGTTTTAACACAAATTATTTTGGTATTTCTTTAGGTTCTTCAACGGGTTCTATAACAGGTGAAACATTAACTGTAATGACTAATGGTGGCAGTAGAGTTGCAACCACAATGAATTTTGATGCAGGAGTGTTTTATAGAGTTGTACTATCTTGGAATGGTACATATCACGATATATATGTAAATGGTATTTTAAGAACAGCTTTGGTTGCAGGTACAAGTACTTTAACATCTTGGAGTAGTTTTCTTATAGGAAAAACTAATAATGGAGGGGCGTTTAATGGTAAGGTATCAGATGTACAAATTTGGAATACATCTTGGAGTGCTACAGATGTAGCTAACGATTATGCTAAACCTAATGAGATTGTATCGAGTGTGCCTAAAGTAAATCTAATAGCTAATTGGGCGTTAAGCGAAGGTTCAGGAGCAATAGCATTTGATAGTGTAGGGTTAGGAGCAGAGGAAGTGACTAACGGAGACTTTAGTGCAGCTAGACCTGAGGAGGTTACCAATGGAGACTATAGTGCAGCTAGAGTTGAAGAAGTTACTAATGGAAACTTTGCTACTAATTTAAATGGATGGGTAGATAATTCTTCTAACACATTTGAGTGGGTATCTTCTTTCGAAGGTGAAGAAGGTAATCTTCACGTTGTTACAAGTGCAGATAGTAGAGGAGCAAATCAATTAAATGCTTATACAGTAGGGGTTAATTATAAATTTACTGCAAGAGTATATATTGTTTCAGGAGGAGTATATTTTGGTAGGATTAATAATAAAGTAGGGGATAAAAATTATACTACAACGGGTGAATGGATTGATATAAGTGAAGATTTTACCCCAACTGTAGATACTACATTAAGAGCTGTTACAGCAGGTGCGGGGGAATTTTATTTAACTAACATCTCCGTAAAAGAAGTAATCCCAAGTTGGAGAATACAAAAACCAAGTGGTCAAGTTGTAGAGGTTGTAAACAATCAGTTACATATTAAATATGATTCTTCACAAACACAAGGTTCTACGGGTGTTTTTCAAGAAATACTTGTTTCAGGAAAAACTTACACTACAACTATTGATGTTGCTTCAGTTACAGGTACATTTAAAGTACAAGTAGGTAATCAAGTTAATATTATAAATACAAGTGGTATAAAAACTTTTATAAATACAGGTAGTGATACAGCTTTATTTATAAC